GGGAAGTCAGGTTCGTGCTGGTCAGCTAATCGGTTACTCTGGTAACACAGGTAATTCAACCGGTCCTCACATGCACTTCGAAACCTACAAGAATGGTCAGAATGTTCCGCCGGGTGTATTTGGTATCCCAGGAATGAAGACCGGAGGCTTCACCTTGAGTGATGGATTGGCAATGCTCCACAAGAATGAGACAGTTCTTACAGCTCCACTTTCAGAGCAGCTTAAGTCTGGAATTCAGAATATTGACCAGGGCGTAAATAATCAGTACAATGTAACTGTGAGCTTTAATGGTCCAGTGAATTCAGAACTAGACATTGAGAGGGCCGTTACGAAGGCCATTAATAAGCGAGAAAGTAAGCTAGGACGAAATAGGAGTATTACATCATGAGTATGACCTTCGTGCGCCCAAGGCTAATGCGATGGAATGGCAATGCAATTACAGACCATAACCGTCAGCAGCTAAGTGTAGATGTCGAGAGGATTGAGAAGAAGCAAAGAATGGCCAATGGTACTTTGCGTAAGTACATTGTTGCTGACAAGCGCAGCTTCTCAACCTCTTGGACTATGCTACCAAAGATTACCGCAAAGACGGTAGATGGCTTTTGGGGCGCAGATGCAATTGAGGAATTTTATAACACCGTAAGTGGCTCATTCTCACTTGAGCTTTCTGATGGTGACGGAGAAACATATACGTATAACGTTATGTTCTCTGACTTCTCTAAGACGATTACCAAGCGCGGTAGCGTCGATTTCTGGGAAGTGTCAGTAAGTATGGAAGAGGTCTAATATGCAGAGTTCAACGTCGTTCCTTCAGAACGCCCTCAAGCAGGGTGAAGACCTACATCCAGCCGCTAGGGTAATTGCTGAGTGGAACCATAATAGGTACACGGCAATTACGACTATCGATAATTACCAGTATGATGAAAAAACGAATGGATACGACCTTGACATGTATCCAATTGAGACTGTAGTTGACCCTGTACGCCCAACGGCCGGATTGTTGAAGGCTCGTGCGGGTGAAGGTGCAGTTGTTCAGGGATATGCTGACACAGTACGAGGATATCGCACGTACACAGCCGACCCGTCAGCCAAGTACAAGTATTGGACTGGTCCAGCTCAGGCGAATACAACGCCATATTCCGGCGGTGGATATACATTGCCTGAGCCTGTTCGTCCACACATCGTATATGCAGCACCAGCACTAACGAACAAGATTTACCTTTGTATCGAGAATTCTTGGGCACGTCCCCAGAAGTACGATATTCAGATTACAACTAACGGAACCACTTGGACAACAGTGGCTTCTGATGTTGTGACTAATTCAGATGGTCAGGTCATCCTTTACCTTCAGGATAACAATACATGGACATCTACAGTAAGCAGAAATAATGCTATGTATATTCGAGGCATCAAGCTTGATGTCAAGTCTATGAATCGCATCAATTCTTGGTTCAATCTGATTGAGCTTGGAGCCCGACTAGAGAAGGACCTTTCTGACAGGCTAATTGATTTCTCTGTAAATAATGAAATGGGTGATTCAGATTTCATTACACCAGTTGGAACAATCAGTTCTAATTCAGGAAGCGTTACTCTATCCAACTATGATGGTATTTTCAATTATGATAATACCAGCTCTCCATACTACGGACTAATTGATGCTAATACAAAGATTACTGTTGACTTCGGTATTGATGTTTCAAATTGGGGCGGTAGTGGAATTGAATATATCCGCATGGCCACAATGTATGCAGAAACTTGGGGTGGTGCTGAAGACCAGACAGTAATTTCTCTGAAGGATGCATCAAAGTTCCTACAGGAAGTAAAGCCACTACCTGAGCTTATGGAGAATGTTACCATTGGTATGGCTATCTGGAGAATGCTGGATTCGGTCGGGTTTATTGACTATCAGTATGTCAGAACAGCCGAAGTAGCATCCAATCAGATTCCTTTCTTTTGGACAGATGAAGAGAAGACTGTATGGGATAATATCCAAGACCTATGTAGGGTAACACAGACAGCGGCCTACTTTGATGAGCATGGAATTCTTCAGATTAAGACCCGAGACTCTGCCTTCAATAAGTCAGCACCAGTTTCTTGGACATTTGATTATGCTCAGAATGGAACAAAGAAGCCTGACATTGTCAGTGTAGATGTAAGCAGCAATTACGAAGCAAACAAGGTTGTCGTAAAGTACCAGAAGACGACTCTAGCACAGGATGCTCAGGGCCGTCCAATTTCTGAGGTTATTTGGCAGCCAGACGATACTATCGTTCTTCGTAGTTCAGCTCTTACCACTGCAATGACAAAGACAGATACTCGTTTCTGGATTGATAAGAAGGATATTGACACATGGCCATACGAGGGCATGGTGAATATCCGTGGTGAGCTTATCAGATACAAGGGTAAGGGATACCGATACTACCCGAAGGGTCGTTCTTACACTAGAAACATTGATGCAGATACAATCTTCAAGGTAATCTATTCATCAGACGAAAAGTTGCAGATTGACAATGAGCTATCAGATGAATTCAATGGCTGGAGAAATTACTTCACGGGTTATATGCTTGTCCTTGAACGTGGATATGACAGTACCACTGCTCAGCAGCATGACCTTGTTCAGACTGTTTGGCTAAGCAATGGTTCATACTATGGAACATCAGGAACACAGAAGTTGTGGAATGGTGGAACAAAGTTTATGACAGCCGATTCCATTCTGAGACTTCAGTCTACAGGAAAGAAGGCTACTTCAAAGCACTGGTACACAGCCCGCCGTGGTGCTTGGACTGGTGAATCACCTAAGTTCATTGGTACTCGAATGAAGTTTCCAACTAGTCCTAAGGGAAAGAACATGAATGCTGGAATCTGGCTATGGGGAAATACCGCCCAAAATCAGATGTATGGAATTGACATCACTGCAACAACTCACGTTGACCGCAAGGTTGGAAATGAAATTCGCGTTCTTAAGCGTAAGAGTAACGGAACGGTAACTCAGCTTTCTAAGGGTGCTGTCGTGGCTATTAACGAAAATGCCTGGTATGACATTGACGTTGTCGCTACTAGTACAGGTAGGTTCACAGTATCGGTTAATGGAAGTCCTGTTCTTAATGTCATTGACAATGGAACTGACATTCCCATTTCTGGTCGTGCTGGTCTTTATGTTAGAGGAGACGGAGTTGCTGACTTTGAATACTTCTATATGATGGCCGATGGTGGAATCCAGGAGACAGACCTTGATAATTCATCTTATCTCGATTTGATTCGCGGCGGGTATTACTCTAATCAGTATTACAAGGACTTTGTAACACGTACAAGAGTAGCACAGAAGCGTAGAGGTAAGAAGACAATCAAGTACACTCAGTGGTATGACCAGCGCTACTTTGACGAATTTGGTATGCAGGTGCATGAGTACCGACCATATGAAATCACATTCGATAAGAAGCCAGTTCTATATTCAACTCTATACGTCAGTAATGATACACAGATTGTAACAGATGAATACATTCACAATCCATTTAAGGCTAAGTTCACAATTGCAAATGCTTCAAGATTCAACTCCGTAGTAAACGGAGAAGACACCTTGACCTATGGTGCTGACAACTCTATTGACCAGAAGATTATGATTACTGGTCGTACAATTCAGCAGGCAGAAGCAGTTGATTATGAAGTATCAAATGAGCAGGCTATCAAGGCTCGTGGTGAAATCTCACTAGAATTCGCATCAACGTGGATTCAGTCAGAATCAGCAGCCAAGGCTTTGGGTGACTGGATTGTCAATAACTGGTCCACACCTTGTGATGAGGTTAAGGTTGAAGTCTTTGGAAATCCTCTGATTCAGATTGGGGATATCATTGCATTGAACTATCCTCCTAAGAATATGGCTGCATCAACCCACAAGTATTTTGTTGTTGGTATTGACCAGTCATGGGAAAACGGATTGGGAACTGAGCTTAGCCTACGCCGAGCACGAATTTGATGAGTATTTGACTTTCGCTTGACCGAAAGATATAATTATCAATATGGACCAAATTAAAAGCACTAATGTCATTCAAGCACCTGAAGTGGTGCTCAATCCGGCCTTCTTTCTACCGCCGGATGTTGTTGACGTGCGCGTAGGTGATACATCAGACCCATCAGAAGAAGATGGCGTAACTTATGACGACGTTATTGATGCTGACGATGTTATCACAGACGAGGATTTGGCGACAGACCCAGGACCGGAAGTTCCTGTAGACGATGATGGTGAGGGAGCAGAAGTGCTCCCTACCCCTCAGTGGATGAACATTATCGACCAGCAGGTACGAATTGCCCCAGATGGTAAGGCTGTCGTTGATGTCATTATTGAGCTTGAGGATATCTCAGGTGCGACAGAATACGACGTAAGGATGACCAAGGCATGAGAGGCACGTACAGATTTTATCAGAACGGCGAACTAATCGCTGAGCAGCCCAACCTCATTACAACTGAGGGAACGAGGCTCATTTTGCGCTACCTAGCTGGTCAGTCTCCTTCTCTGGGAGCTGCAATTGGCGCGGGTGTTTCCGCAACAGCAGCTACAGTAAATGATACACTCCTAGGATTTGAAGTTGAGCGTGTGGCGGTAAACCTAAGAAACGCAGACTACACAAACGGAGTTGTCATTTTCAAGGGAACAATTGACCAGGATGTTGTTCTCAATATTTATGAAATGGGATTGTGGTCAGCAGCAGCAAACAATTTGAGCGGGGAATTTGATTCTCGTCTCGTTACCACATTCGACCTTGAGCTTGAAGAGTGGACAAATGTTACAGCAGATACTACAGCTAACAGGACAAGTGCTGACGCTGTAAAGGTGAGCGCTGCAATCAGCTCAACAACTTCACCGCGTCTTGATGTAGAAATGGAGCTTTCTGGATATTCAGCTAATGACACATTCTTGCTGGCATTCAGTAAGCCTAACAACAACATTTCTACAATTAAGCTAATCTTTGAAGATGTTGTTGGTGGCGGAAATGCTTCACTGACAAAGACGGTATCCAGCCTTCCTTCTGGATATAACATTCTTCCTTTCAGAAAGGGAGATTTCACTATTACCGGAACATTTGGCTGGGATACAGTGACACGAATGGGATTTGATGTTACCGCTGGAGGAACGGCGGGTTATGTAATTCTCGACGGGCTTCGTGTAGAAGACCTAGATACACCAAATCAAGACTTCGTACTTGTATCACATGCTATCCTTGGAAGCCCTATCTCAAAGACAAATACGGCTCCAATGGATGTAGAATATGCATTGGACTTTAACGTAACATGAGTAGAATTCTTCTAAGAGACCTAGAGCCAGGAAGGCTCTACCACATTCAGGCACGAGCCACCAATGGTGACCAGTCTTCTCAGTGGTCTCAGCTTTGGGACCTTCAGACGACCAGCGACATCATGCCACCAGCCGCACCTACCAGCCTAGCATGGACTGTTGAAGGTACGGCTTTTAAGGCTGTCTGGACAGGCCCAACACTTAATCAGGATGGTACCACCTTGATGGACTTCAAGGATTTCCAGGTAAAGGTATATTCACCTGCGGCACCATCTACCAT